TGATCCATGTCATCAAAGATACTTTCCACAAATTCAGCTTCACGTTTAGCTGCAGGTGTATCATTGGCTGGCATAACCTTAATGTCTACGTCACGTAGTACTTGCTCTGTCGCATACATAACAGCACCAATAGTACTGTCGTTGTCACGCATCTCACGATACTTACGGATAGCACGTTTGCCACGCAGTTCAGGCAGAAACTCGTCAGCACGGATTTGACCGTTTTGTGTATTATCTCCAGCAATCCCTAGTATCTGGGTTGCTTCTGTCTCTGAAAGTTTCTTTGCCATCTTATTACATTAAACCCTTGGCACTGGAATACGCTAGTTTTAGTTGTGGTTTTGCGTATCCGTTAAGTGAGAGGTCGGTTAAAGCCCAAACTAAAGCATCAAGACGGTCTGGTGAGCCTATCGACCCTAAAGGTTCCCACTGTACCATCTGATCTTCTAAATCATTTAATCCCCGCACATGCTTTACTTTACTTTGTTCGTATAGTGCAGATACAGGTTCAGCCCGTGCCATCTTCCCTCTAGAAGCATGGACGAGCTTTACAGGAACTGTTTCATCCTCTGTGTGTAGTGTATGGCGTACCATATCACCACCTTGGTTACGTTCAGCTACAATACGATCAGCCATGTGATCTCTATATAACTGTATAGCTTTGGATGCCCATTGTTGCGGTGTATAACGACCAGTATGGTCTTCTAGCACATAGGCTGTTCCATTTACGTCAATTCCTGCTACGACAATACCTGTCATGTCTGATTCTGCATTAGCAGTGACAGCAGGGTCGATGGAAATAACGATACGACTAAGCTGGGGGACTTCTTCTTTCTCAATCTCGCATTTAGCTAAGAGAGTTCTGTTCCATAAAGCACCCGATGCTTCGTCAAGTATTTCGGCATAAAGTTCTTGGCGACCAAGACGTGTACCTTCATAGGTTTTCCTGACTGCATCAAGGAAAGTGTCAGCAAGATTAGCAGCATTATCATACGTACTGCCTGTACTGATCGTCGTCTTTTCATCGTCTAGGATTGTTCTTATTAGTTTTGTAGTCTTGGGGGTAGTGGTCACAAACACTTTAGGGTGTTTACCTAGACGTAGACCAAACATCATCATGTCCCAAGTGTCTTGGGCATTACGCCAAGCACAAAGCTCATCACACCATGCGCTGTAAGCCTGTGGGCCACGAAGACGTTCTGGGTCTTCTGCTGAGAAGAATACGGCTTTACTGCCGTTCTCCCATGTTAAGCTATTGTTTGTGGGAGACCAAACAGGATAACCAATGTGTTTACCACGATATGTCTCATCACCACTCCAACATACACTTAAAAGACCAGAGTCACCTTCAACCATAACTCTTCGGACATCACCTTTTGTAGGGGCGACACAGTGTACAATCTTGTCACCTGATCTAATCCGATGGCGAACCCACTCTGCACCTGCTCTAGTCTTACCCCAACCACGTCCTGCCAAGGCGACCCATATGTTCCATGAACCTTCAGGCTCCAGTTGCTCAGGTCTAGCCCAAAATCCCCAATCATGTCTTAGCTCTTCCGCTTTCTTTGGGCCTAGCTCTTTCAGAATAGCAGCTACTTCCTCATCAGGAAGGTCTCTTAAGATGTTAGCCGTTATCTTCGCTTGGGGTTGCATCGGGAGATTTCTTTCCTAAGAGGGTAATTAGGGAGTCGATAGCTGATTCGTCTTCGTCGGGGTTCTCTGATTGTTCAACTTCATTAACAGTAGACGTAGGAGACCAACCACCCTTACTACGAAGGAATAGTTCTGCTGCCTTAAAGTCACCGTCAAGAGCCTGTTGTATAACGACAGAACCTACTTGACCTACAATATCAGCTTTAGTGTCAGCTATGTCTTGTCCGTAGAGCTTATAGAAGGTAGCTGTAGAGCTAGGGGCATTTTGATACTTTTGTATAGACGCAAGTATATCTTTAACAGACACACCATTACGTATGCCCTCTTTAACCTTCTTGGCTATAACTTCACTATATGGGATTGCTTGGATGCTCATGTTCTTAACGACAGATAAAATTGCTTTGTGGCTCTCATCCATCGGCAAAACCATACTCTGATTCTACAGTTGGAAAGTTACGTCTTGGTTGAATGAGAACGACAAAACAATTTAGGATATTGTCTCTATACATAAGTATTAAACTTATGTCTGTTTTTTCTTTACTAGTTAAAGAAGAAAAAACTATATATGCTAAAAACTATAGTTATATACTTAAGTATAGCTTTCTTACTATTATATAAGTGCTTTTTTTGTGGTTTGTAACACACAATTTTAAACTATTTTATAAGCCGTTGTTTTAGAACGAATCTTTTTTGTTGTTTTATAGGTGATTCTTAAGTGGGTAGCCGATGTTATAAACTTTTGTTACAACTTTGTTGCACTTTGTTATATGCGGCAGTTTGACACACCTGAACTAATTTTCTTATGTTATAGATATAGGGGTGTACCTCCCGCACCGAATCGATTTGTGTATTATACAGAGGGTCCCATCAAATGTCAACACCTAATTACATTTTGTAACAATTTGTGATCATTCTGTCGTTATGTGACATAAATGCAACACTTTGGTATTAATTTGGGTATAATCAAAAAGAATCATTGACGAATCAGGGCGAATCGGCAGCACCCATACGAATCGTTTACTAAATGACTATTTAAGATTTTAAACGCTTGTTTAAATTCAAACGACTAACAAGCAATTGAAATTGTTATAATATAACATATGTCCAGACAGCCAATATAAAGCCCGCTGGATAGGGCAAAAGAAAAGGCGGGTATTACCCCGCCTCATTGCTTTAACGCTATTCTGTGGCCTTAAATTACGCCGCAAAGCACCATAATACTTGCGACAGAATTAGTATTGCAACATTCACAAAACCCACGAGTCGAGTCTGGTTCCAGTTCTGTCGTATAGTCACAATTAGGATTCATACAAATTGCTGGTGCTATGGAGTCAAACATTGACGACTCCAGACAATCGAAAGAGTCACTATATCCAAACGACTCTGCTAATACTTGCGCCTTATCCATTACACTGACTCCAGTTCTCTAATAGTGAATCCCGATTCATCATGTTTAGCTTTACCTTTTGCTTTTAGTCCTACAATCACATTCGCTTTGTCTAGAAACCTAGCATCCGATTCATCACCATTGATTACCTTGAAACCAGCATAGGAGTCGGGCAATTGACCAGCAAAGACAGCAGCAACATTGCCACCAGCTTTTAATACTTTCATGCAATCCAGCCAGTTGGATTCTGATTTACTAAAAGTAATATGGTAATTGCTAGGCAATAAACCAGCACTAAACTGCAAAGCTTTCTTTGTTATCTTTGTATAGTCATAAGCTTGGATATTAGGGAAAGCATGGATTAAGCTTTTAACTGGTTTATAGTTTACAGTTAATCCGACAGTATGGAACGGATAATCGCTTGTAGTATTAGGACGCCAAGCTGCAATCATATTAAGCTTCTTTGCCCTAATCTCTAAAGCTTCTAGTTCAAATGCCATTAACGCAACATAAGCTTTGCGCATTGTCATAAAAGCTTTAGTTCTTTCTAATCTTGCCCTAATCTTTGCTTCTAAATAAATCGGATTACCAGCAGTATGCAAACAAGCTTCTATACAGCCAGCAGAAGCTTGCGCACAAAGATTCCAATTGGTTTTATAATATTTTGCAGCTTCTTTTGCTGGTGACAAATTGTGCGGCGCAGATAAAACATTTACCAGCTTACTTTTAACAAGCTTTGGACTAGACTCTGGTTTTCCCAAAGCTGTTGAGAAATTAAAACCAGCAGCTTTTAAATCACGTTTAGCTGCAGCTTTGCTTTTATATCCATTATAAATTGCCATTATTTCGACTCCATGTTTTTCTGTTGTTCTTTAAAGTAAGCAATCCAATATTTAAGATTCTCTATCTCTTTTTCATCCGTTGATGTTTCAAGATAGTATTCTGCTACCTTGATCAAGTTTGGAATTGTTGCTGTTTCTTTGGTCAATTGATTAACCATTACATTGACTCCCAAAACATTACAGTAAAGATTCCAAACGCTGCAATTGCAGCACATAGCATTGCCGCAATAGCTTCTGCGGTATCAAAGATAAATGGCGCAAAAGTAATGATTACCAGCACAAAGCACCAAACGATAAAAGCTGCAGCTTGTAGGACAAAATTTTTCATAAGTTCGACTCCATTAATTTGTTTCTAAAATTACCTTGCAGCGATTCGTCGCAAGAGTCAAACAATTAGCAAAAAATTATATATATATATTATAAAGCATGAAACAAAAGCAGAACAAAAGAACTATGCATTAAATGCATGGCTGCATTGCAAAAATTGCAATTGACACGATTCCTAGCAGCTTTGCCATAATCGAATCAAATAACAATATTTCGGATTCCATTTTGTCGGATTCTGAACGGAGTCGAACTATGCGAGTCAATTGTAAACAATTGTATACCGAATCAATCGGCTGCACCATTGCAAGCGATTCTACAAGCGTTAAATCGAGTCAATCTCAAATTCATACGAATCATGTAGTAAATTTACCACACTATCCTGATTCTCTTGTCAACTATACTTTTGAGATATTGACGGCACATTCGGATATACGAATCACTACCCGAATCGGTATATATACCAAATATCCTGTCAACCTATACTTTCGTACTATTGACCTACCCTTTGGTATAGCGAACCTACCCTTTCGTATTGATTCGGGCAAATTCGGATATACGACTGGAATTTTGGGTAGTACCCCTCCAGTGGAACTAAGGAATACCCCCTCCAGTGGAAATTAAGAGTTGACCCCCACAGTGGAAATATGGTATTGATTCGTTAGACCCCCGCAGTGGAAATTAGGAAAGGAAAATAAAATGGAAACCATCATCAAGCAAATCAAAGAGATCGACAGTGACCTACACAATGTTATTTGTCGTGCAGAGAAATCTCGTCAGGATGCTGAACGTGGGATCAACGTAAACCACAGTTCTGATTTCTCGTGGACTAAAGAAGACAAACTTAAGAGTCTGTTTGAATATCTGGAAGATGCCAAGAACGATATTGACCAGTTGAAGGATGACGTAAAGGTCATAAAAGACTACTTGACTAATCTGCTGGATGATGTAGAGTACGAATCAATCAGACGTAAAGCTATAGGAGAATCATAATGAAAGTTGGAGAAGCATATGTAGGTGAAGACGGACAATGGTATTACTATACAGAAGAGGACATAAGAAACATGGCTAAAGTAAAAGACATGATCGAAGACCTGACACAGGAAGCATACGAAGTAGGTGCAATGGACGCATATTATGGTCGTCAACCCCGCCTACGTTATGGATACGGACAATTTGAAAAGGAAGCATATCTCAATGGTTACGAAACACAGCCTTACGGAGAAAAAGATTATGGATACGATGACTAATCACTATATCATATCTATCTTACACAAAGACCATTCCATTACACCCCTATGGGTTGGTCGCAAGTATGGTCGTGTGGCTGCACTACTACGTGCAGAACACTTGCAAGAAACTTGCGAATTTGAACTAAAGGCACTTGACGGAGAAAGATTTATTCCGTATAGTCTTAAACAGGAACAGTAAAGGAGAATCACATGTTCAAGTCAAAGCGTAACGTACTAGAAACACTAGAGAAAATCGGGTTCGACAACCCATTCCGTGTAACATTTCTTAAGAAGGACGAATCATGGCGGTCTATGAACGCAGTCATGCCACGCCCAGA